CACAGGTGGAACGTCCAGATCTCGAAGATCTTGAGTTATGGAATTCATTTAGTTATTATCCTTCTGTTACTACTTTTGATTTTTTAATCGGACAGCGCTGTAAATATTTAGGAAAGGATAAAAAATTTATTCATGGACAATATTTATTTACAATTGATTGGGCACATCCGGAACCTAATATTCTCGATACTGAACATTCCGAAATCCCTGATCAGCATAAGTGTGCTCATGTTTTGGCTCTTGATAACGGCAATTTTGCAGCTCAGCCTAATAATCGTATTTTGTGGAGTATTCCTAGCTTTACAACTTCAAAACATTGGCCAGACTATAAAGTACAAACTAATGAATGGAATGTAGAAAATAGATCATGGAAAACAGACGATACTGATAATTTTTTTTATGATATAATGGATAAGGATAAAAAAAATGAGTAGTGAATTTAAAGTTAGCGATCAAACAAGTGTAGCCTTACCTATTAAAAATATAGTGGCTATCATATCTGCTATTGTTGTAGCGGTGTGGACCTATTTTGGAATTGTTGAAAGACTTAATAGATTAGAGACTAATGAAAAATTAATGGCACAAGACCTTTTAAAAAAGGCAGAACAAACTCCAAAGAATCAAGAGATGTATATGTTAATTGAGTATCAAGCTAAAGCATTAGAAAAACATTCTAAACAATTGGAAGAAAATGTTCACACAAAAGTATTGATAGCTCAATTAGAAAAGAAAGTGGAAAAATTAGAAAAAGAATTAGATAATTTAAGAGGTAAGTAATGGGTGAAATAATATTTGCTTTACTTATGTTTCTTAATGGTAAATTAGAAAATTACTCTCCAAAAGTAAATCTTGCAGATTGTTTAGAACAAAAACGCAAAATAGAACGTAATGGTTCTAGTGATACTATAAGAATAGAATGTAAACAAGTTGAAGCAGTTGTTGAAACTGATAAACATGGTATCAAAAGAATTAAAGAAATCAAATAAAGTTAATTGTATTAACAACCTCGCAGTTGGATGCTGCTTATTAAATTACTGTAAATGTTATGATAATCAAGACTACAATAATAAGATATTTGATGATAGCTCTAGCAGCATTTGTATTAGGTACATTTTTCCCAAATCCAGTTGCCAAGAACAAGGCTCAGGGTGAAGCAATTACCTGGGCCAAGAAGATAGGATTCGGACCTCCAAGGTTTGAATACTCAAACGACAAAGAATTTATCTCCTCCCTCACCAATTGTATCAATTATTTAAATTTCGAAATTCCCAGAAGACAAAGAGTAAATACAGAACTAATAATAGCTCAAGCCGTTGTTGAAAGTGATTATGGTAGATCAAGGTTCGCGCGCGAGGGACATAATTTATTTGGTATAAGAGTATGGTCAAAAGAAGGAATGCTTCCATTAAAACAACCTGATTCCATAGACTGGAGGGTACGGGTCTTTAAAAACAAGTGTGAATCTGTTAAGTATTACATTGAGATTCTAAATACAAAAAGAGTATATGCTGAATTTAGAAAAGTTAGAGAAATTACAGTAAATAGGGATCCTATTGCTATGGCTAAAACTTTAGATAATTTTTCTACAAACAAACAATATGAAAAACATGTTATTGAAGTTATAAAGAACTTAAGAAATGAATCTAAGTAAAAGTTTTACATTAAATGAATTAACAAAGTCTCAAGAGGCGACAAGACTTGGTATAGATAATACACCAAGTGAAGAGCATATACTAAATTTAAAAATACTTTGTGAAAATGTATTACAACCAATAAGAGACTTTTATGGAATGCCAGTATCCGTGAGCTCTGGGTATAGATCAGCGGCACTTTGTGAAGCCGTAGGTTCTTCATCTAAAAGTCAACATACAAAAGGTCAAGCAGCAGACTTTGAAGTGTTTGGTATAGCTAATAAAGAATTAAGTGATTGGATAGTTCAAAACCTTGAATACGATCAATGCATATTAGAATTTTGGAATGAAAATGAACCAAATTCTGGATGGGTACATTGCAGTTATTCAACAAATGGCAACAGGAAGCAATACTTGAAGGCTCAGAAGATAGGTGGTAAAATTGTTTATTCACCAATGGAGTAAAAATGCCAATAGGAAGATCACAAATACCACAACAAATAGAAGGTAAACTTCGTGGAGCAAAGCCATCAAAGGCTATGCTTAAATCTAAAAGAAGAAAGAAAAAATAATGGGTAAACTTTGTCCAAGAGGAAAAGCTGCAGCTAAAAGAAAATTTAAAGTATATCCAAGTGCATATGCTAATATGTATGCATCAGCAGTATGCTCTGGAAAAATAGTTCCAGGTGGTAAAAAAAAGAAAATGGCTGGTGGTAGTATTTCACAACAAAGAAAAGCAGTATCTAATTATAAACAAGGAGGTGTTGCTAAAGGTTGTGGAGCTGTAATGGAAAAAAGAAGAAAAGTAACTAAAAAATATTAATATGGGTTTACGTAAATGGGTTGCAGAAAAATGGGTAGACATTGGTACTAAACGTGCCGATGGTTCTTTTGCTCCTTGTGGAAGATCAAAAGGAGAAAAAAGAAAAGGCTATCCTAAATGCGTACCTTTAGCTAAAGCTAGATCAATGTCAGAAGGTCAAAGACGTTCTGCAGTTGCAAGAAAAAGAGCAGCAGGAAACACTGGTCCTAAACCTACAAATGTTAAAACATTTGCAAGTGAAGGTGTTTACATTGGTAAATTTATAACTGGAGAGTTTGATGGAGTAAAACATTCAAACGAATCTAAAGTAGATTACTATGGAGATTTATTAAAATAATGCCTAAACCTAAAATAATTATAGATATAGCAGAAAAAGCTTTTCCTAAAGCATCTGAGAAAGTTAGAACTTTTTTTAAAAAAAAATATGATGATATGCGCATTGATATGTCAGAAGATTCTGCATTTGAAGCAGCTAAAAAAGAAACAAGAGAAAAAATTAAAATAGAACCAGAAACTAAGTTTAAAGGTGGTTCTGTTAATAAAATGTTTGTAGGTGGACTTCCTGATCCGAGCACAATTGTATCAAAACTTTCAGCAGCTTCACCACAAGATTATATAGATTATAAAACTAATACTGGAAGTCAAACTTCTACAGAACCAGAAGAAAGAACTGGATATAAAGCAGCTGAATTTAAAACTACAGTGGAAGAAAAACCGACTGAAAAAAGTAAGGGTGGTATGATTTATACTAAACCACATCAAAAAAAGTATTATGGAGATTTGATATAAATGGCTACATCAGGAACAACAGATTTTAACTTATCAATTGATGAAATTGTAGAAGAATCTTATGAAAGAATAGGTATTCGATCTAATTCTGGTTATGATATTAAATCAGCTAGAAGAAGTTTAAATATATTGTTTTCTGAATGGGGTAACAGAGGAGTACATCTTTGGAAAGTAGAATTAAAAAATCAAGCATTAACTGCAGGCACTATTACTTACGATACACCAAGTGATTGTAGTGATGTTTTAGAAGCTTATGTTTCTTCAACTTCAGGTATTACAACATCAACAACAGATTTATCTCTAACTAAAATAGATAGATCAACTTATGCTGCGCTTCCTAATAAAGGACAAACTGGTCAACCATCACAATACTATGTGGATAGACAAATAAATCCTAGTATTAGTTTATATCTTGCTCCAGATAATATCACTTATAAATTTTTAAAATATTATTATATTCAAAGAATTCAAGATGCAGGTTCATATACGAATGATGCAGATTTACCTTACAGATTTATACCATGTATGGTTTCAGGACTTGCTTATTATTTAGCACAAAAAAGATCACCTGAAAGAATTGATTTATTAAAAATGGCTTATGAAGATGAAATGAAAAGAGCTTTGGATGAAGATGGGCAAAGAACTAGTTTATACATATCACCACAAACTTATTTTCCACAAGGATAACTTATGCCAGTATTTGCAAAAGGTAAAAGATCACTAGCTATATCAGATAGATCAGGAATGCAGTTTCCTTATCTTGAAATGGTAAAGGAATGGAATGGTTCTTTTGTTCATTTTTCAGAATATGAAGCTAAACAACCTCAATTAGAACTTAGATCTCAAGGTGGAGATGCTCAAGCATTACAATCTCCAAGAGCAGATGTAAGACCTGGTGGAGGAGTTGATGTAGAACTAGATTTGTATTATTGGCCAGGACAATTTACATCTATTGGAATGCAGCCAGGTATAAGTGGAGATATTATTAATACACGAAGATCAGCTTACACAGGTGTAGGTGATGTAACTATTAGTATAACATAAAATGACATACGCAGAATTAGTACAAAAAATTAGAGATTATACAGAAGTAGGTTCTGAAGTTTTAACATCTACTATTGTTAATGGTTTTATTAGAGACTCTGAATTTAAGATATTTAGAGAAGCAGATGCTGACTACGCGCGCGAGTACGCGACATCTACATTTACAGCAAATAATAAATATTTAATACTTCCTGATTCACCACAGTCTTCAGGTTCAACAACTTCAAGAAGAGCTTTAATTGTTCGTTCCGTGGTTGCTACAAATACATCTGGTATTCAAATAACACTAGAACCGAGAGATGATACGTTTATAACGGAATATAATTCATCAGGATCAACAGGATTTCCCAAGTATTATGCTACATTTAGAGAAAATGCTATTGAAGTAGCTCCTACACCAAGTTCAAACTTTGTAGTAGAATTAGATTATATTTATACACCTGATGGACTAAGTGCAACAAATACAGAGACTTATATTTCTGTTAATGCACCAGAATTATTATTATATGCTTGTTTAGTAGAAGCTTTTGCATATTTAAAAGGACCCATGGATATGTACAAACTGTATCAAGAGAAGTATAATATGGCATTACAAGGA